AGATGAAAGAACCGGACTTCTCATACATCACTTTTGGCGACTTACGAGTTTCTTCAGCTAAAATTCCATAAGCCAACTTACCAACTTTAGTTGATGTTAAGAAAATTACGTTATCAGTTGCCCAAGGCGTGTGAACAGTTCTAACACCATCTTTTTCAGTTGTAACAGTTCTATCAACGACAACAATAGTTAAACCGAACTTTCTTTGCATTAATGCATTTACTTGCTCGAAGTCTGGAGTTGGAATATTAGAACCTACGAAGTTTTGACTAAACGCAAAGTTTTGACGTGTTTGCTCATTCTCTGCAAGTTTATCAAATGTAGTATCTGACATCATTAATACTCTGATTACATCACCTTTTGCTCTAGCTTCTTTGATTACACGCTTAATGTCATCAATTGGTTTAGCGGTTGTTTCAGACCATGGCACAGAAGCTCCAAACTTATTGTCAGCTAAATATCCGTAATCAACACGAATACCTGTTCCAACGTTGTTTTCATCTTCAACTAATCCAACACCTGTAGACAAACCTTGTAAAAAGATAAACTCCATTTTTTCGTGAACTCCCATAGTACACTTAATCTGATCTTGGAAGATTTTATCAACTAAAACAGAAGTTTCAACATTACGAGATTTTAACACATCGATGTCTGACATTTGTTTTTCAGTCAATTGTAACTTCATACCAGACTTTGGAATATCTCCAGAAGCTGTTCCAAAAGAGTCTCTTTTTTTCAACGGTAAAGCTGAATCTAAAGCGACGATATCGGCAGCAACAATGTTTGAGTTTACGGTTAAACTTTTCCATTGTAAATCAACAGATAGTTCTTCAGTTAACATTTCTTTGTACAAGTACGTTAACTCTGTTTTCTTACCATTTACTTTCTCTTCAATGGTTTTTGCAATTGCTTTAAAATAAGCAATAAACTGTACGAATAATGATTGATTCATGGCTTAGTCTTGAGTAAAACGGATTAATGGTAATGCTGTTCTTACAGCCGATAACACACTTGAAATAGTGTATTTTGAAGCGTTTTTATTAACTGATCCACGCACCATAATTCCTACGAATGGCTTAGCAGTTAAAACACTAGAGATAACAACACCTTTATAAGTGTGGTTTGCTGGCAATGAGCCATAAGCAGTTCCTGAAACTGGCATTGGTTTTAAAACCCCTGTAGCAGTTTCTTCAATAACAAGATGTCCTGCTGGAATAACAGCTGGAGCAAATCCCGTAACATCAAGAGTTTTACCTCCTGGAATAGTTTCAAGATTGTTAACGATTACGATACCATCGTTTGCAGTATCGAAATTGTCACCTGTATTGTTTAAATTAGCGGTAGTTCCCGACATAACTTTAAATTTTTAGATTAATACTAATTGTTTTTAAATACCACTTACTAATTTTTCAATAACTGCTTCATCAGCTTTAACGTCGGCAGCGCCTCCGCCAGCTGGACCAGCATATTGATTGCTATCAGCATTTGTTTGAACTAATTTTCCTAAAACACCTTCTAACGAATTGATTTGCTCTTCAAAAGGAGTTTCTGAATCTAAGTCCACGTTTTTAAGCATAAAGCCTTTAGTTTCATCGTCTAGTTTTTTGAAAACTTCCGATTTCTCAAGCAATGATTTTGCTTGCTCTAACTTGCTTTGCTTTACGGTTCCAGATTTTATTGATTCAATTTCAGAAGTAAGCTTTTCGTTTTGCTTAATCAATGCTTTAGCCCACGAAGGAGTATCAGCATCAAGTTCAACTGTTTCAACTTCTTCTTCATCTTCTTTTCCACCTTTACCTTTTGCTTTGTCTGCATCTGCTTTTGCTTTTGCCAATAGAGTGCGATTTGAGTCGTCCTCTCTTGCTACTGCTTCAAAATCGATTACATCATTGTAATCAGTTATGATTGCATCAATTGCTGTTTCGTCTGCATCGTCTGCTGGTTTTGGTGCAAGTTTAGCCGCATAAGCGTCTAGCCTTTTCTGTGATAAGTTCGCCTTAGGATATAATACTTTAAGTCGTGCCTTAATAATTTCTGGTTTTACTGCCATAACATATTTTGTTAGTTAATAATATATATTGCAACAAATATATAAAAACTTACTCTATTTAGAATAATTCTAAATAATATTTTTAAACATAAAAAAAACCATCCTAAAAGAATGGTCTTGATTATTAAATATTTGGCTTGAAGTTTAAATGGATAATGAAAAACAAAAAGCCAATTGATAAGCACTTGGTTTCATGCTGTTCTCCTGTATCAATATTTTCAGCAATGCAATCACTTCCATCGATTCCTAAAAGAAAGTTCTCAATTGTACATAGTTCAAAATTTATTTCCATAATTACTTGTTTACGTTAATATGCCCTTTATGGACCAAAAAAGCAACTCTCTGCAGAACTTCATCACGTTGAGACTTTGAAAGTTTAGATTCCTTTTTCTGAATCACCTCAAACTCTTTTATTAGAGATTCATAGTTTTCAGTCACTTGCTCGATTTTGGCCACTATTCTCGGTTGTCGCTTTTTGAACGGCAAAATAATCGGAAAGAATAACCATGTAAAGAATCGTTTTATATTTTTCATTTTTTACTGTTTTTTATAAACTTTTTTATTTTTTTAAATAAGTAGCCAGTTAAATAGGCCTGTGTTTCATCATTAACTCTATCTAGTTCTACTCCAACATCTAAAAAAAGATAATTAATAATATGAACTATTTCATGAGCGATTAAACTATGATCATACCATTCGAAAGCAACAATATAATCTTTAAATCTGGACTCATCTTTCATCGTTACGGCTCCATAATTAGAAAGGGAGTCTGTTTTATATCTTTTTGAAACCTCCTCTAAATCATTGCAAAATATCATTGTCAACCTGCCTCCGAAAATTGGAATATTTATTGTTTTTTCTTTCATGTTCAATTACACAGGATTAATTGGATCTGTTTTTGGCTTTTCGGCTTCAATTAATCTAAGCTCCTCAGCTGGGTTTTCAACCATATCAAGCAACTTGATAGCCGTTTCGGAAGAAAGTAAACCAGCATCTTTTAAGTTGATAATAATATCTGTGGCCGTTTGAACATCATCAGGAATAATGGAATTGAAAATGATATCAAAATACAATGATTGACCTTGATTTGACAAAGTGGTATTCGTAGTTTTCACAATACCCGAAAGGATAACGTTAACTATTCTTTCAATCATTGTTCTATTTTCTCCCTCGTTCATTGTGGCTTTAATAACGGCATCCAAAAACAAAAGTTTAAGAGCAACTCCAGATACATTTCCAAGACCTTTGACGTTATCAAATGATAAATCCGGTGTATGTGAAATTGAATAAATGAAACCTTTTAGCATTTCAAGTTCTAGCTTTGCAGATTCAACCGCGTTTGTTGCTTCCAAGAACTCAGCTTTACCATGATGAATTTTACCTTCTTCATCTTTTACCATATCAAATTGAAGTGATTTTCCAGCATCGTCTTTATCAAGAACATCTGTAAGTTTACCAAAAATTTGTAAAATAGGATAAGCGCTATAATCATTTGATGCTCCTAATTTAGAAAGTGATACTTCAATTCTATCGATTAATTCCTTAACGTCAAACCACTCAGGCTCTTCTTGTGAAACGTAAACGATTGGAATTCTATCGAAGCCGTGAGGTAAAACCTTATCCGTATAAGCCATTTTCCCACTAGCATCATTCAAATAATGATACTTTTCAGAATCCCAAATTTCAACATGGTTTAATTCTTTACCAGAAACCGAATCTTTAGCTTTATACTCCCACATGAAAAGACCCATATTTCCTGCAGCATCAAAGTAAGGCGTCATTATACCTTTTGTGTTATCCAAAACTTTAGATTTGATTTCTTTAGCTTGAGATTTAAAACCAAGTTTTACCAATATCTTGCCCAAAATAGACTCTGGCTTCAAGTCAGCAACATAGAATTGAATAGCTGATTGCGTTTCTGACTTTTTAAGCCTAACCAAATCAGATATTTTACTATCAATTCTATTTGCTTTCCAAATTTGATGAAACAATTTAGAAAGGTCGCTTTCTTCTGATTCAACCAGAGTTACTGGTTTTCCAACTTCAAAAGCTGTTGCAGTAGCAACAATCTTCTTAGCGAATTTAATCGGAATACGAACTGCCTTAACATTTTTTGACTTTTCACCAGTTCCAACTGGTTTGTCCTTTTGTATCATCCCTACTTGTTCTGGCCTAATCGTTCGATCATTTTGTTTGTATTCTTTTTGAAACTCCAGAATTTTAGCATTGTCTTTCGATTGCTCTCTGATTGTTGCAATAACCTTATCAGGTTCTGTTGCTAGTTTTAATAAAATCTCTTCCATAATTAGTAATTTATTGAGTTAAGTGTTTCTTGATCTGTTGTGAATACTTGTGTTGGTGAGTTGTATGCTATATGTCCGTAACGAGCTGCATCCCAAAGGTGATTGAATTTATCTATTGGCTCATTTATAGCTATTCCTCCTATTTCTTTCATCCTATAATTTTGCTGTTCCTTCAATGCTTGTTTGTAAAGATGATTTTTAACAACGTGAATTTTTTTTGTTTTCATTGAGTTAAGCCAATGCATAACGGATTTCTTTTTACTAATCTTTTTTGCTCTAAATAGTAGTTTAACTAATCCGCTTACCATTTCAACCGTTCCTTTATTTTCGCCAGTATATTTATCAGATGAATCGCAAATAATCAACTCACCATCTTCTGTATCTTTATCGCTGTTCTTTTTAATACCTATCTCTTCAAAAAATAATCCTAATGATTTTGGATTTTCAATTGGCTCATAGGTTAAAGGTTCAATGAAGATGTTATTGTCATCTTCCGCATATTTTACCAATGTGTTTGGGTCTGTTGTAAATCCAAAGTCATTAGCATATATATAGGCCTTAAATTCTGGAAACTTATCAATCCATTCGACGTATGGAAAAATAACTCCTTTCATTGCTCCACGAAGTCCAAGGGCGTAAACTTTGTGCATAAATTCGTCTGCAGTTCCGTTTTGAATATTTGTTGGATGCGGTGGCGGTTGATTAGTTGATGTTACTGGCTCTACTTTTTTAGTAAGTTTGTTGTAACACATCACAATGGAATTCTTAACGATATAAGAACCTGGCTTCCATGGATCATAAGAAAGGATTTTGTTTCTTTCTTGAGGCGAAATGTGTTTGTTATCCAAATAAGTTGTTCGTAGAAAAGCAACGTCAGGACGTGTAAGCACTTTATCAAAAAACCAGTGGTCAGTTACGCTTGGATTATAATCTGCCCACCAAAACTTACGACAACGCATTTCTGTTTGGTCAAATACTGATTGATTGATAAACATCATTTCGTTGAAGAAAGCATAATCACAACCACCACCATGCTTTCCGTCTCCTAGAAAGAAAATCTTTGACTTACCAATTTTAAAAGACTTTACCTCTTCAGCATTATGAAATTTATTTGGTAGCCCATAATCATCAAGGCGACGTTTGAAATCATCGTAAAGAGTTGTTTTGAATTCGTTGTAGGTTTCGCGATAAATATTGATAGTACATCCTTTTGGCTCAAAATAAAGGCAAAGCCAAATTATAATATCGACACCACTCCATGTTTTACCAGAACGAGAAGAACCTTCTAATGCAGCACCTCTATAACCCGAAACAAGAACATCGTTTCCGTGTTCGTCCTTTTCGTATTTCTGGTCCTGAATTGCGTTAAAAAGAAGTTTGTAGTTTGGGTTTGTATCTTCTTCGATTTTGCAGAGCTTCTTTCTGGAAATGTCGATGTCTCTTTCTTTCAAAAGAGCTTCTAGTTCCTGTAATTCAGCATCTGTTATCAAAATATTATTTTTTAAGTTTTAGTCTCCAAAATCCAACTTCTATGTAACTATCTGCGATAACACCATTAACTCCATTAATTGTTTTTGTTGGTTTCAAATCAGATAAAGTATTGTCGATTACTTGACGGCCTTTTTCTATTGAATTAGCTACTGTAATAAATAATGGTTTAACTGGCGACATTGATTGTTTGCAATCTTCTAGTAGAACAGCCCACGCACTAGGCTCCTTTTCTACTTCAATAAATGTGAATGTTTCTATTATCATAACTACTTTCTTAAATAAGTTTCAAGTTCACGAACTTTAGTATTTATCTTTTCATCATTGGCTCCACGTTCAAGTAAATATTCTTGAATTGCTTTAGCCTTGAGTAATTCAATTTCAATGTTGGAATATTGCTTCATAAAATTTTAGCTAACAGGTTTAAGAATTTGCAACGGCTTATTCAAGCTATATGCAATGATTTTTTTATCTCGAGCTTTGGCGGCTTCTCTATCATCATCGAAAAAACCACAGTTGTAAGTGACTCCTTTCTCCGAAATTGTAGCATACCATTTATCGTGTTCGGTACTCCATTTAACGCCAGTATAGGTTGAATACCTTTTATGTGATGGTTGCTTTTGCTTGTTAAATCTATAAGCCATTTTGAGATTTGTTTTCTACTACGAATGAGTAGGTTTTTGGATTCATTTCGATAATTCCAGCGTCTACAGCACTATTAAGAAAGTTGTAGCAAGTTGGATAAGCAATATTTAAAGAAGTGCCTTTCTTTACAAATTCCATTGAAACGAAATTGTTCGGCATTTTAGCCAGTAATTCAACTAAAGTCTTTCTTTCAAAAGTGCTTCGCATTGTATTTTCTTTGATGAAATCATTGTATTTGTCAATCATTTCAGATTCATCGATTAGAAAATCAATTGGCTTTGATTGGCTCGATTGCGAGCTGTTCTCAGCATAATCTAAAACTGCATAACCAATAAGCTCTGGGTTGATAGTTTCTTTTCCGTCTAGGAAAACACGTCCATTTAGTATTTCAATGATCATATAAATTGGTTTAGTTTAGAAATTTTAAAAAGTGTTTTTAATCTGTTTCTTAAACCTATTCTAATGTGCGAAGAATAGGTAAACGTTACACGGTCAGATTGGCATAGTTCTAATTTCGCTATTCGTTGACATGGCTATAACAACTATCGCTACGTTACCCTTTAACCTCTATGCTGTAGAATGATATGACGACTGTTTACAACTCAACCGAAAGGTTCCACATGCTGCTTTGGACTTTTACATGATAGCAGCTTAACACTTTTTCAAAATTTCAATTACATTGTTTTAGCGAGATTAAAGGAATCGAACCTTTTTAATGATGGCCAGTCACCGTCCTACCATTAGACGAAATCCCTAATATCAAAACATGTGGCTCACCTTAAACACCAGATTATGCCACATTCTTATCCGGTTTGCGTGTGCGTGAGAATGATATTTGTGGAGAAGAACGGGATCGAACCGCTGACCTTTACTTGAACTTATACAATCGACAGATCTTTCAGCTACTGGCGTAATGCTCTAACCTTGAATTTCTTCCTGAGCTACTTCCCCATTTTTATTTTTGACTAAAAAAAGCTCCTAATCAAATAGGAGCTTTTGATACTATATTAACTACACGTTCCGCCCCACTCTGTTGTGTAGGCATACATTGTTTGACTAAAGTCATCCCAAACATAAGTTGCATTTGGCGGTGCATTATTCAAATCATTGTAAATGGTATAAGTGTATGTGTTATAACCGTCTGTATAGACATTGTTAGCACATTCCCAATAACCTAATTCAACTGGACGTCTTGACTCTTGGTCAACATAAATGAACTGAGGATTTTGAATGTCAAGAGGCTCTTTTAAACCACCTTTGAATTCCGCTACCAAATCAATATTTGGTGAGTTTTGCATTTCCGTTTGAACAACTTGTTCTGATTGTTGGTCCGAACTACACGAACTAAATAAAAGCATCGCAAAGAGGACGACTCCGAAAGAAAATAGTTTTTTCATGTTTATATGAATTATAATTAATAATAACAAATGTAACATATTTTACAAATAACTTGCAAAATATGTTATTAATTTTTCAAATAAAAAGCTATTTACTAAGTGATTGCTGAGCTTTTAGTAGTAATTGTTCAAGACGCTTTTGTTTGTCCTCAGTAAAGCCGTCAGTTAAAACAATTGGGCTTTCTGGATCTCCTTTGTGAATATTAATTCTCGCTGGATAAAGACCTTCAAGCTTATTGATTTCTTTTTTGATTTGATGAATAACTTGCATACCTCTTGGAGTGCCTTTGAATTCCTCTTTCATGTTTCGGATATCCTGTTTGAGTTCATCAATTCGAAGCGCGAGTTTTTCTTCTTTGCTGGCCACTTGGTCCTTGAACCAAATGTTATATGCTTTTTGAAGTAGGTTCTTTGATTGCCGTCTACAAACGCCATACTGCTGCTCAATATTTTTCAATATCAAATAGTCAGGCACACCGCTAAGGAGCCAACCCTGAATTGTGAAGACTCGCTTATCGGTTTCTATTTTTGTAGCACGTTGACCAGCCATTGAATTATTTTTTTGGCAACATTAGTTTGATAACGGAAATATGGCCCTTTAATTCAGTAACCCGATCACGCAAAACAATAGCTTCCTTTTCTCTAATTCTACGCAATTCGGCATCGCTGTCTTGAATAGGCATTGGGTCGTAAGCTCTCAAAGCATCCTCATAAATGCTTTTTTGCTCCTCTAAATAATCTATGATACTTTGTGTCATTTCTTTAAGTATTTGATAATTAGTTTCTGCCATTCTGAGGTTAAGTTTTGTTACGATGGCATAAAAGTAAACAAAACTTTAAAATAATTTAAGTCGTTAAATCTTGCTCTGAATTTATCGCTTCAAGGTCTTCGCCGAGGTTTAATTCTGGGAAATTCTCTTTGATTTTTTTAGGGTCGCCTTTGTAGAAAACTAGAACGTTTTGGTGCATCTTTCCAATTTTACGACCGTTATTGAATTGGCGACGTACTCGAATAGCTAGAGAACCAACTACGTTAACCAAAATCATTTCGTTGTATAATTCCATTCCAGCATCTTTAAAGGCTTGAATTGTATCTGAAACGAAGTTGTAGTAAAATCCTTTTTTGTCGCGAACATCACCAACTACGAAACAAGCAAAGCGATCATCTTTTAGTTGAGCGACTGACTTTTTTATGATGGAAAAGTAAACCTCTTTGAAGTCGGCATAGTCCATGTTTGATAAGTCTTTCGGGTCGTCGCTGTACTTCTCAAGGTCGGCATAAGGTGGGCAAGAATAAACGAAGTCAAATTCTCTTTCTTTACTTACTTTAGTTCCTAAAACTTCATTACTATCGCCAGCAAACCATTTAACAGTGGCTACTCCTAATCCTAAAATATTGGCTTGTTTACGATTTGCCTCGCATTGTTCATCGCGCAAATCAATTCCTAGATAATCAAAACCAAGAACTCCAGCGACAACACCACGAACAGAACCACCAGCGAATGGATCTAATATTTTACCACCATCAGGACAAAACCAACGATACGACAATTCACATAGTACTGGGTCGAAGATACTCGCGCCCTCGTAAACGTGCATTCCTTTTTTCTTTGCGTAATCTAAGATTTCATCCCAGCTCGGTTCACGTTGTAACATATCGCGCATTTTATTTCGAAGCTCATATATTGCTGTCGATTGTCCGCTTTTTGCGATTAGTTCAACATCCTCGCGAGTTTCTTGAGAGTTAAAACCTAACGACAACCACTTTCTTTTTCTTTCAAGCCAAACGGCAGAGCGCGAGTCTAAAATTGAGAATGGAGGAAATATAAAACTATCTTTCAATGAGCTCGGAACGATTGGCTCGGAGTCATTAGTTCCTAAAGATTTATTCAAAAGACCTTCAAAGGAAATAGTATCAAAATCAGGAATATTCAAAATCGATTGCATATCGGGAAAATCCAAATTAAAGTTGGTAACGAAATCCAAAAGACCTTGCTCAGTGATTGAAGCATAAGCAGATGAATAAACCAAAACCAATTCGGCAGCTTCTTTCATATTCTTGCACTCGATGAATGTCGCTGGAAGAAACTCAGGAACAACGTGCCCTAACTTTTCCACGTTCTCCAAATCCAAAAACCTATGTCGGCCATCTAAACAGTAAAGAACTCCTTCATTCTCCCAAACCATAAACGGAGCAACAAACTGATATTTTAGTATTGATTCTATTAATTTTTGTGAGCCATTACTCACCCACTCTTTGAAGTTGTCCTGTTGAATGAATTTAAGGTTTCGCCACGCAACAAGCTCTGTTTTAATGATTTTGGAAGTGATTGTTTGTTCTATCATGTTTTTAGAAAAAAAATTATTTGGAAATATCTTGCAACAAATGTAGCAAATTATGTTATACTATTGCAAAATATGTTATAACAAAAAAGGCTACCCTTATGAGATAGCCTTTTGTAATTTATTGATTTTTAATGTATTATATTACTTACTTGCTTTTTTAATTTTTGCATTACAAAGATTTAAAGCTTCGGTGAAGAATTGAATGTTATCATCCGCTGTTGGATTTTTATTTCCTTTTTCCTTGTTCCAATAAGTAATTGCTCCTTCGGCAGCGCTTTTATATCGTTTTAAGCCCTCAATATTGTTCACTACGTTAATAGTTGCTTTGAGATTTGATGTGCTAAAATCTATTTCCATCTTCTACTGTCTTTATAGGTTCTAATTTTATATTAACTGTTTCAAATAAAGCGATTAAGAAATCAGTATTTTTTATAGGAAAATTAATCCTATAAGATTTTCTTTGATGAGGAAAATTATCTTTTATGAACCACCATTCTTTATCTTCAGAAGAATAAAATAATTCTCCAACAAACTTATTATTTTCACAAATATCCCAAGCAAAATCATAACCAATTGCATTGCATGGTTTGTGGTTTATGTTTTTAAAAACATTTGATAAATTATTTTCTATTTCCATTTGCTATTGTATTAGTGAGATTATCTCGTTTGACTTATTGAAACATTTAGAAATGAATTCAGCGTGTTGTAAAGCTTCTGCTTTCTCTTTTGTGTCGATTATAACATTTCCCGTCACAACGTATGGAATTCTAGCAATTTTATATTTGCCAGGTATTTTAACTCCGACAACATTCCAAGAATCTTTAGATTGAGAATGCACAACTTTTGTTTTTATGTTTGGATCTTGCATTTGTTTATTTGTTTATAATTTAAATCGAAAATTTGAATAGCATGATTTCTGTAATAAGCTTCTATTTTAAAAGATTTAATTTGTGATGATTTAAAATGCATAATTTCTTCATTGTGCATTAAAGAGATATCTTTTTTAAAAAAAACTGTTAGGATTCCATTTTTTAAACCAGTACTACGCCATTTTACAAATGTTATAAAATCGACATGTTGTGATTTAAAGTCCATGATTATTCTCCCCACAGTTTTTGAGCATCTTTTAAAAGAGCTTCGAATTTGTTGACATCTTTCTTGGCGTAAGTAAGCGAGTATGAATGTCTTTTTTCGATTGTTCCGTTTTTCAATCCCTCATGCAGCATCTTTGCTTCTTCAAGTTTGTATTCGTATAATTCGATTGACTCAGGCATTGAAAGATTTATGGCGTTTGCTTTCCTGGTCCAATAGTCGGCTTTGCTTTCGTGTTCTTCAGCTTTTTTGCTTTCTTCAACGGACTTGCCCATTCGATTCCAGTTTCTTTCGATAAGCGCTCGATGTCTTTTTTCTGAATGGTGGCCAACTTTAATTGGTTCTGCAAGTGCTAGAAAATCCTTTCCTTCTTGTGATGCTTGGTAATATTCATTTGATTTTCGTTCTCGAGAATTTGCCCAGCTCTGATATCGTTCTGCTTTGGCTTTGCAATATTCTTGATAGTTGAAACCATCTGATCTAACTATTGAGTAATAGAAATTACCATCTTTATCTCGGTGAACTAAATTAAAAACAACGCATTCGTGTTCTTTTCCATATTTAGTTTCGATGGTGATTGTTTCGCCTTTTTCGTGTTGTTCTGGGCACTTGGCCACAAATACATTAGCCGTGTATTTTGCGTAGGTGTTCATAAGGTTATTTTTTACAGATTGTACATATTTGATTTTTGAATTGTCGCATTGCGCAACATACTTTACAGAATTTAAACATTGTGATTAGTCTTGGCATTCGAAATATCCGTTGATATCGAATGCGAGTGAGTTAGTAATAATTTCTTCTAGTTCGTCGAGTTCCTCTTCTTCGGCTGGAAATTCATAAGCACCGGTTCTGATATTCCATTCTGCGAAAAATGGAGATTGATCAAGTCGGTATTGAAAAATGTTTGCTTCGATTGTAGAAGTTGGAGTAAATAGTAATAATGCCATGATGATTGCTTTTTGATGTTTATCGTTGAGCAATATTGGGTTGACATTTTGGAAGAGTCAAGCTAATATCAAATAATATTTATAAATTGCTTAAAAATTTAAATAAGATTTAAATGGGACATATAGTATTAAAAGATAGTAGTAAAATAAAGTTAGCAGAGGGAGTAGAAATCAAATCTCAAAAAATAGGTCAACATCCTATTATGCCAAATCTTGATATGTTATATTTTACAGATAATAAATTATCGGATGATTATGGTTTTCAAATTATGATACAGGTTGACAATCATGTTATGTCGGCTTTTGATTATATTTTTGATGGCAAAAAAGTGATTATTCCAGAAGTCAATCCATCACTAATTTTTTTCTCAAATGCTCAAATGCTTTTAGAAAAATTGATTGAGTATAGAACTAAACTTTTAATAAACTCTCCTTTAGCTAATTCAATCGAAAATGCTATTGTAGATCATAAACTATTTGGGCACTATTTTCAATATGCGACTAATTTTATTTTTAACCTACAGTGTGCAATTGAAAACTTCTTGAACTATTCAATTAGAGATCATGAAATTCTATCAGAAAAAGGTAATATTATACAAAGGCCTAATATTTTTCAAAAAATAGATTTTGGAATTGTTCAGGTTAAAAATTTGGATTTTGGAAGTCATGATATTGATAAACTAAATTCTGTAAAAGAATTGATTAGCTTAAGAAACAAAATAATTCATCTTAAGCCAGATGTGAATACTATGTCGAAGTATAAAGATGTTTACAGAGAAGTTTTAGATCTTAATTACAATCAAAGTCTTAATTGTGTAAAAGGTTTTATGAACTTTTATGAACCAAATTTGGTTGAAGAATGTAGTTGTGGTAAAAACTACATTCTTGATATCATATATGATTAATATTTTTTTATACAAAAAATTTTATTTTTTTTCTAACTTTAAAAAATTATCAATGATGCTTTTTTTCCCACTGAAAATTATTTTTGACTCGTAGTTTTTTAAATACTTTATTGTTAACTTAATTTTTTTGAAGAATTCCTCATTGTCTTTTATTACATAGTTTTCAGCAGATTCCTGGAATTTGTAATGAATGTATGCATTTCTTTTTTCTGAGATTATTCTAATGTTATCTACATGTCGTTTAATAATTGGAGGCAACCCTAAAATTTCAAGAAGCCAAGTACACTTTCCAATGATATTGGTGTTTTGAATAACATTTTTTTGAGTTACAGAACTTATGTTCTTTTGTATACAGGACAGAGCAATGATGCTATTTAAACTATGCTCAACAATTGTAGCAAAAAGAGCAATTGATAAATCGAAGTTTTTTTGATTAAGATGATAATTTGCAAAATCCGATAATGAAGAACGATGATCCAATATAAATTTAAATTCGAAATTTTTTATCTTTTCAGACAGAATATTGTAAATATCCTTTTTATTAATTAAGTCATTTTCATTTATTTCACCCGACTTTAGCATGTCACTAACTATCACTCGAAGCATTTCTTTTATATCCTTATCTGTAATTTCGCTATCTTTCATTTCTTAAATATTAAATTCAAGTAAATATAAATACTTTTAATTCTGATATAAAATACAAGAACTATATTTTTTCAATATCTCTTTCAAATTCCCAAAACGACAATTTTCCTTTAACATTTAAGATTGGTTTATCGTAGAGAACTGGATTAGCAAGAACCCAGTTGTAGATTGGTTTTTCATTTGAGTACATCGTACCATTTTCAATATGAATTGTAGTTTTCTCAGCCCAAATGCTCGGATGATTTATTACACAATCAATGATGTCAACTTCTCCAATGATAGCTGACTTTGGATAATGAAGCTCACAAAATCCTTTTTGAATCGCTTTCATTTGTTCTTGGTTAAGCAATTCCATTGGAGTTCCAGCAGAAACTCCCGACGCATGAATATAAATTCTACCTCGAAAATGAGTTTTCCAAGTTCTGTTCTCGATGTCTTTAATTCCATGAGCGATTAAACTCGCCCATGGTTGTTTTATTGAAAGTGCTTTCATGGTCTCAATGTTTTAAAAAATTCTTCTATTTTCCCGATTTCTTCTATCGATAGGTCTTGAGTTTCATCGGTGCGAATTACGATTGTTCTGCCAACGGCGATTGAACCACCACCACTTCCGTGTTCCATAATTGGTTTAGTTCTTATACTTTCAACGTTCATTTTATAGTGTTTTTAATGAATAAATTATGTTTATAGCCTTTTTAGGTGATAGGAAATTGTCTTATTTGTAAATGTTCTGGCCACTCTTCCATATCACCACCATGTCGCTCTTTTAACTTCATTTCTTTTGCAAGGTGAGTTCCTAATTGTTTAACGAAAACGGGGACTTTAGTTAAAGTACATAGTTTTACAATGTCTTCAATCCATTTTATCTCGCAAGGTCTGTAACGATATTTTCCATTATCATTTCCACTTTCACCGCCAACAATAACCCAATGAATAGGTCCAATAAATCCATCGACTGGATATATATCTTCAGAAAAATTTAATATTGGAATTTTACATCCGTCTTTAGGACTTCTAACCTCATTTAAATCGACTTCTTCATGAAGTGGTTCAATACTTAAAAATCTAACTTTAGATTTAACTTTACATAAATGATAAATTCGTTGAAGCCCTTTATTACTTCCAACTGAAGTTCCAAGCCAAACATTATCCCAACCATCACCCCAATCAGAAGGTAAATTGGAATCAATTCTTTCTGGTCTTTTAGTAAGAATTTGAAAGGTATGTTGAGGACATTTTCGAATTATATCCCACATTTCATTTCTGAAACTATCACAATCAGGATGAAAAACATCAGTTAAGCTGCTTACAAATATTTTTGACGGCTCTTTAATTTTTAAAGGCATATTGAAAACCGTCTTAGTTTTGCGAACTTCATCTGGCTGATATCTTGTGTTGTTTAATGATTGGCGATACATGTAACAATATTTACAATCTGCATCAACTTTACTACAACCAACCGCAATATTCCAAGTGTGGTCAGTCCATTGTATTTTTGAATCTTTAGCCATAACTATAAGTATTTATCAATTAGTTGAACTGGATTGCAATTGTATTTTTGCGCCAAATTGCAGATGGTCATTGCTTGGTTTTTATGCATGGTTAAATCTAGCTTTTCAGATATCTCAAGAAGCAATCCTGAAACCTTGGCTTTTCTCATGCTTATTCGAATAACATCCATAGTGCCAGGAATACATTCTTTTGCCCAAAAATCGGCATCGTAATCTTCATTTGGCTCAACAAACTGTTTATAATACTTTTCTAACTCATCATAATGCAACCAAGCAACAAAATATAAATCTTCATCATTTTGAAAA